ATGTTTAGGTACTTAAAAAAGCCAATCAAGATAAAGAATAATAAAGTAGTCGTCAAACTCAATCTTATCATTCTAACTCTTGAATGGCACTTCGAATTGGATAGTGAGTAATCACTATCCACCCCTTCGGGGGTGTACTTAAATATTATCAAAAAATGCTATGAAAGTAAAATACAAAGTAAACAAACATGATTTTGACTGGAAAGCCTTCTTGGTGTGGTCATTGCTTATTGCATTGCTACTCTGGTTGGTTTTCAAATAGGGAGTATCTATGATCCAAGTATTATCCAAGGAAGAAATGATGAACTTCTTCCAGACACATTCGCGATATCAAATTGCACAAGCCACGGGCATATCAGAGCAGACCTTGGCAAACTATGTCAAGGGTCGGACTGATATTGGCGGTATGTCTTTTGATAAAGTGATAAAGATTACTGCATATTATCAGAGTTTGAGCAAATAAATTCCATCAAAACAGACATTTTCAAAAATGTCCGTCCCAATAGAAAATAGCCCCCAGCAATTGCTGAGGGCTTTGTTTGTGTATTAGACTGGTTTCTTTTCCAGCTTGTAAGTTTCACCATTGATGATGACTTCAATGCCATCAACCGTGATGTCGATGTGATCTTTGCTACCGACATCCGTGACGGTCAGTTTATCGAACTTGTCCAATGATCCATTTTCCGACTCAATAGCTTTCAGACGGCTTGATGCTCCGACAATGTAGCTGTCAAATCCGCTAGCAGCATAATCATAGACTGCACCACCAACTTTGAACATGCCTTTGACGGATTCTGAGAAAGTCTTGGCTCCTGATACTTTGTAAGAGCCACCGGCTCTAAGCAAATAGAACCAGTCTGTCAGGAAGTCATCTACGCTGGCATAGTGCATATAGTGACCACCTTCATTTGATGGACGGGCAGAGCCTTGTGTGACCGTGACACCGCTTGGACGGTTACCTTGACCTGTCCAGGTCATACCGCCCCAGTTGTTGTCAGCTTTACCAACTGCTGAAGTTCCCCAAAGGCCTTCATAATGGAGGATAGTCAGAGCATAGCTTGGCAAGATGTCATGCTTTTTACAGTTGTCCAAAATCTTGTCCAGCACCGCTTTTTTCAAGATAGCCCCATTGAAAGAGAGGTCACCCTCTTCTTTGCTTTCCGTGGTCTGTTTTACCTCTGGACTCTTTGGTGGCTCTGAGGGTTGTTTTTTGAGCAATTCAGACACATGTTTTTGCACAGCCTCATATTGGCTACCAAGTGATTTTTTCCGCTCTTCACCGTTACCATGCTTGCCTTGGATTACCTCTTGAGCAAGCTCATCAATGCTCTTTTGACTTGCCGTAGCTTTGCCATTGATAACTGACATGACAGCCTCATATTGATTGCCAAGAGCTGCCTTGCGGGTATCTCCGTTTCCGTATTTTCCAGCCAAAGTTTCCTGTACCAATGTTTCAAGGCTTTTACCCGTTGTACTGGTTTGATTGGCTAAGCGGTACACGTAGCAATACATCCAACCACTAGCAGCAGCCGTCTGATTGTAGTTATCAACCGTAATGCCATTGCGAGCGTAGTTGCAGTGGATAATGTTGTCTGAGTCAATAAAGATACCAGTATGACCACCAGCACCAGCAGACTGACCACGTCGACCCCAGATGAAGATATCCCCACGCTTAGCATCCCAGTCAGTATTTTCTGCAATGAGTGTATAACCGTTTTTTATCAACCAGTCATGCTCATACTCAGTGTTTACAGCCCAACCAGCCGAGATAGCTCCAGCGGACATCAAAGCGTAGTAAACCGAGCTAGAACAGTCAAAAGAGTTCGGACCGTTCCGATAATCCATTGAGTAGGTCACACGGCCTTTACGGTCACTCATCCAACGTAGAGCAGTTTCAATATTCACTCCCATAGTTACTCCTTCCAGGCATTGTTCATTTGTTTAACAGCAGACTCTACAAAGACGGTCAAATCTTCATCAGTCATGTGGATGTTGTATTTGGTTAGTTCATTTAAAATAGCTTTTTTAGCTTCAGCAAGTTTGTCTTTGCCCTTAAAACCTGTTTCTGTAGAAACCTGTTCGACCGCATTGACTGCATTATAAGCCAAAATTTCAACGATTTTGATAGCCTTCTCGCCACCCTTTGCCACAATATAGCTCTTGATAGCACTAATAAGCGTACCTCCCAAAATTGTCAAAATTCCGAGGGCAGCACTGATAATGATTTCTGAAATGTTTGTCATGGTTATTCTCCTCTTTCAAAATTGTCCATGCGATCGTTCATTCGGACCAACTCTTTTTGCACATCTACCAAGGTGTCCGAAATTCTACCAAATTGTGTGTTAGTTGCATCTAAGTGAGCCAACAATCGCTCTTCCCTCATTTTAGAGTCAGCTTTAGATTGGTCGTAAAATTCCATCAGTTTAGCTTCGCGTTTATTGGATGTTTTCACAAGATAACTAACCACAATGAAAAATAAAATGATAAACAAAATAGCCCAAGCCACTTGGCTTTGAGCTATTCGTTCTGCGTGTTCGATAGGCAATAGAATTCCTCCTATTCTTTTGGCAATGTTGGATCTGTCCAGTCTGGGTTGCCGTTTTCGTCAAACTGCATAATATAGAACTCCTCATTGAAGAGATCAGCAACGTTGATTGTTGTTGTAGTCCCGCCCCATTGGTTAAAGGCCCACACAGTTTCAACTTCCACAAATTGACGACGGCCATTGACAATACCTGGTCGACGTTGGACATCACGGTACATATAAAAATCATTTGTCGCATTCTTGCAGCGAATAAATTCCCCATTGTCCTTCATGTACTGCAATGCAGTAGCGAGGTCAAATGGTTGAGTAGTTTCTTCGAGGTTAAGCAATGTGTTGTTTGTAGTTTCAGTCATGATTATTCTCCTTCAATGATTTCTGGTTTAGTTTGTTCGTCAAGTAGAGCTTCCAATTCGGATACTCGTTCTTGCAATTGATTGTTTTGTTTAGACAAGACCTGTTTATCTTGTTCAGCAGTTGTCAACTGGACAGCTAGCAGATTCTTTGTCGTTGATTCTTCTGCTAGCTTGCTTGTTAATTCATCGATCGTCAAGCGTAGAGCTTGGATGAGTTGTTGTTCTTGAGTCATATTATTCCTTTCTAGTTTAGAATCCATTAGGGTAGTAAGTATAAGAATCAGCATTTGGACCTTTTGAGAAGTTTCCGTTGAAAGTATTTAGGATGTCACGTAATGATGAATAGGTTCCATTTCCTTTCATAATCCACACATCTCCAACCTCAATTCGACTGTTCCGCTCTGCTGCTCTATTGTGAGGTGCAATTCTTAGACCAGAATCAAGAGTTTTCACATCCCAACCATCAGGATTATCAAAAGCAGAGCTTGCCAATCTGATTTCATCTCCAACTAAGTCCAATGAATCTATGTTTGCACCATTCCAGGCACGGATGCCTACAAATCCACCGTCATTTGACGATTCAGAGTTCCAACGGTTGGATCCAATTACGGTCACTCCTGCATTCCCTTTGCCAGAAACCGTACCTGTTGCAAACTTAACAAACTGGGTAGGATAGCCAGTTAAAACACGCTTGAGTGCTGCTTGGTCTGTGTAGTACATAATTTGACCAGCATTTAGGTTGACTTGCATTGCTCCGTTTGTTGCCGTCAGGATTCCACCTGAAATCTGACTAGCAGACATGGTCACTGCTTGAACCTGGGTGATGAAAGCTGACTTGGTAAAGAGTTGTTTTAGATAAGCGTCATTTGCCATGAACTTAGTAAAGAAAGCTTGGTCAACCTTTAACTTGTCCGCTGTGATTGCTTGAGAGTCAATAACGTTTGCATTTAATTTAGCAAAGGTACCATCTGCAACAAAGAGCGTTCCAAACTTACCATCAATCGCTTGAATTTCATCCGCCAAGGTCTTGCCCTTTAAACGTATTTTAGCCGCTTCCAGCAAGAATTGAGCGGATGATAGGTTGGCTTGTGACAAGATGTCACCGGAGCTGTTCAAGTTCTGTACAGACCATGACCCTGCAAGAGTACTAACTTGGGTCGATACCGCTTGAAAAGCAGTATCTCCATCTTCAGGAGCTGGAGACCAGTCTTTGTTAAGGTTGCCTTCATAGAGGGCAACTCCAGCAATTTCAACGGTGGCATTATTTGTACTATGATTACGACCCACAATAACATTCTTGATTGTCGTGGTTTCTCGCTGTGTCCAAATTATCCAGTACCTTTTCCAACTTGTTGAAAGTGTGACATAAGCTGTTCCATCCGTGGAGGTGCTCTTATACCCATCACTAGTTTCACTGGTTAGCGTAGTGTTAGGACTAAAAAAGTGATTAGCAATTCTTGTCCCTTCAACTGATGCTCTACCATAGAAACTGATAATGTATGTGTCAGAAGTCGGTACGATCGTTGTTGACGTTCTGAATGTATCGTAGTATGCAGCACTTCCAGAACTAGTTCTTGCAATGGTAAAACCTTGGTAGTTATCACTTGTCCTATAGGCCTGATTAAACATACCAGACAAATCTTTCGTTCCTTTCAGCATGTTCCTGTTACCACTTGAAAGATTTGAAATCCTAGTAACTAGACCTTGAGCGGTCTGGATAACCTGTGAAATGGAATTCCCTTGTTCAGAAATTGTCCTTTTGTGGGCATCTACGGTATCTGAAACTTCATTGAATTTTGATACTGTTACTATATCTTCAGGCGCTGGTGACCAATCGCCAGGAAGTTCTGATGCGTGAATATAGGGTGCTGCAAAATATACTGTCCCTGGTGAGTCAAACATTAAATAGGCAAGAGAAATATTATTGTATCTCTTTGTCAAAGTAAATGTTTGAGTTATCAAAGTCCAAGAGTTGTCCTGTAAAGTTACAAATTTATTTCCTGCTGTGTATGGATTGTTGGTATCTTGTGAATACGCTGAAGATACATGAACTTTGAGACCACTTGCCCCTAAAACCCATACACTAAGTGTGTAGGTGCCAGCTTCAAGTGATGTACCGTCTTGACATAAACCTATTTGATTACTGTTATCACTCGTGATTTTAGCGCCAGTAGCAATTCCTTTGATAGGACTAGATGGCAATGTCACATTATATTCAACTTTTCCACCACTGCCCGAACCTCTCCAGTGTCCTTGCGACCATGCTCCAGAACCCCGTTTTAATTCTGCCGAACCACGGACAAGATTTGTACCTCCAAGATTAGTTGGGATTTTCCCTTCTACCTGACTGATACGTTGATTTGTCCCATTCTCAGACTGTGTTATGGCATTTGTTACAATCCCTTCAGTATCAGTTCGTGATAATTTGGTTTCAATGGTACCGGCCATGGTTTTAATCGTAGTTTCAGCAGTCGTTAGCCTTCCACTGACTACATTAAAATCAACGCTTGACACCTTGGTATTAACAGCATCTGAGGTCACTTTCAATTCTGCATTGGTCTTCTCAATAGACTTGCTGAGTTGGTCAGTGACCGTCTTATCAGCCTTCAGTGCAATGGCACTTTGATTTTGACTGATAGTAGTCCCCTGACTTTCAACAGTCCTTTTAAGATTGTCAAAAATTGTTTGAGAAACCTTGCTAGATACATCATTTACCAATTGTCTGATGCTGGTTTCAGCAGCCGTCACTTTACCAGCTGTCTCAGTCAACTTATTTGAAAGTTGAACTTGGCCTTCAGCAGTTTGAGTAATGGTAGTTTTAACATTCTCAATCTCTGCCACGGCATCTTCAGGAGCTGGAGACCAGTCTTTTGGGATGTCCCCTTCATAGAGGGCAACTCCAGCAATTTCAACGGTGGCATTTCCTCTGTCAACTCTGTTACGGCCAACAATGAAATTTTTGATTTCATTGACTGGTGTTTGAGTCCACTTTACCCAATACCGTGTCCACTCCGTAGTTAACCTGACATTGACCAGACCATCTACGGCTTTAGTCTTATGTCCTGTACTACTTTCTGCGGAAGTTGTAGTGTTTGGTGAGAAAAGGTGGCAATCAATAAGAAAGCCGTCAACATCTGACCTAGCGTAAAACGTAGTAACATACGATGTAGCCGTTGCATTGATTGTGGTAGCAGCTCTAAAAGTATCAATGTACCCTGAACTTGGTCTGCTTCTTGCAATATTAAAACCAAGGTAGGTATCTGAGGTGTTTTGATTTGGGTTGTTTCCACTCAAATCCTTTGTACCTTTGATAAGGTTTCTAATGCCTAGTTCTGTCGGTATTTTCGCCACCGTCTCACTAATCTCAGTTGTTATCCTGTTGCCAAGCTGTGTGATAGAACTTTCAGCTGTTGAGATACGCTGTTTCGCTTGATCAAAATCGCTCGTTTTGACACGTTGAGAAATTTGGTCAGCTTGTACTTGTATCATAGCCTCGGCCGACGATACACGACCAGTCAACGTATCAACGGTTTCCCTAGTAGCAAGCAACTTGATAGCTTCCTTGGTTTGGCTCAAATCTGTAGATACATTAGATATCTGTCCAGATAATAAGCTTTTGGCAGTTTCAACCAGTCTAGTTGCTTCTGATATTGCTTGACTCTTAGCTGTTGCCAACTTTGTTTCCGTAGCCTGTCTTTCGACTGTGTCAAGCCGTGTTGCTTCAGCGATTGCCTCATTTTTATACTGAATAGCTTTTGACAGAGCATTAGCTGCATCTACTTTTGCTTGATTGCCAATATTTTTGGCATCAGTAGCCAAAATGGTATTAGCTTGAGCTTTGGCAAAGATATCAGCTATCTGCTGACTCTGACTTTGTTTAGTTGCCTGATACTCGTGTTCAAAAGTATCAAATTCCTGACTAATCTCAGTCTTTATCTGATCAGCATAGCGTTCAGCTTCTGCCTTAGACTGCTCGATACCGTCATTGATTTCCTCAACTCGCCTTTCAAACTCAGCGTCAAAGGCTTGGTTGGCATTCCTGATAGCTCGTTCAATGGCTACTTCGTGAGAGGTTTTATTGGCACTCAAAATCACATCAGCAGCATTAGACACGCCACTAGATACACCAGAGCCACCAACCCCAGGCTTGTCATCAAACGTGATGGAGATGTACTCTTCTGTCAAAGCGTTGAATTCATAAGCGATAGCCTTCTTGTAGATGTCTACATCGTGCTTTCGACTCTTGATGTTGACCGTATCGCCCAGATGGATAATTTGACCATCTAGCTCATAAGCTTCAATCTCAATGGCATCGGATATCTTATCAATACCCTCGTTCTTAAACTTAGCTTCAGCCCATTTTCTCAGCTCATCAACTGTCTTAGCGTTATTATTCTCATAATCTTTTTCGTTGATGTATGGATAATTCCCGATAAGTGGACTATCAACTGTCACGGTGATGGTTGTTTCTTCCTCAGCACCTTCTGCCTTAAAAGTTGACTTAGCGTGTATCCTAGTGACCACGCTTTGAGAGTTCTTGGTCCGTTGATAAGACTTCAGGTTTTTATGTGTTGTGATAACTACCCCACGATCAGCCCCACGGCTACGCTTAATTGACATGGCAAAGTTATCACGGACAAGCTCGCCTTCCCACGTTCCAACGATACTGTGCTTGCCGTCCAGTAGGACTGAGTAAAGAGTCTCTGTTTCAGTCGTGTTAAATATCCGACTATCCATGATGTCGCTTGTAAACGAAAAAGTTCCAAGATCCGTCTTGGCATTTTGGACCATTTGAGAGAGTGCCATAGCACAGCCTTGCCCAACCACACTCACAGGCCTGATTGACCTCTGCATAATATCATCAGAGATATGATAGGCTGTGATATCCAGACTATCATCATTTTCTACAGGCTTTTTAATCCTAAAAAGTTGCGGACCGAGGACAGGGGTTGAAGCCTTAATCAGCATATCCTCTTTGATAAGCTGATAGATGCCTGTGTCCGTTATTGGATAGCGGACAGTCAAAGTGAAATCAGCGTTGGTTTCTTCTTTGACAATAGCAGAGCTCGCTTCATGTAGCGGAATGCCATTCCATTTTACTGTTTTGACATCCTTATCAAGTAAATAAAGCAACTATGCCCACCCCCAAACTGTCTCAAATTTCAATGACTGAATACCTGGTCCCAAAATCACACCAACATTCTGTCCCTTAGCTGTATCAATTGTGATAAAATCTCCCGACCACTTGATGAGCTTACCAGTAACCGTCTTAAAGCTAGGATTGTCAGGATCATTGACCATCACAAGCGATTCTGAGAGCTTTTCAAGTTTAATGACTTGACTGCCAATCGTAAACGATGTCTCAGCAGCACTCTGACCGACCACTGTTATCTTCGGAAATGCCAAAGCTGACCCTTGCACCCTCAAAACCCCATTCCCAGTCAAAGCTTGGGTGTCTGTGGTCTTAAAAAACTTAGTAGGGTGACAAGTAAAAGTCGCCTTGGTCACATAAAGACCAGGTTTCTCTTGCTCGACATCCGTGACACTGACCTTGTAGCACCAAAGCTTAGAAGTCTTCACACGCTCATTCTCAAGCCAAAATTTTTCACGGATGAACAAGCTCATGAACTTATTCAATTGTTCCTCTGTTGGCTTAACAAGATAGATTGTGTAGGATTTTTCAATCAACCCACGGTGCTTGTTGGTCTGCACAATCGCTCCGCTGATACCGTCATGCTCCAGCAGGTTAGTCTTGCTATCTCCCAACGTGACAGAAGGGGACTCATGCACAATCACTTTGAAAGGAAAAGACGATGTCTTCACACCGTCAATCACCAATTCATTATGTCTAATCATGTTTACCCTCCTCTCAATTGTGTTTTACGTTGTAGCTCATCTGCAATACGCTGAGCAACTTGATTGGCAATCTTCGTGATATCAGCTTCTTCACGGACAACATTGCCTGTGATAGTGATATTGATGGTTGGTGTGCTACCTCCCATTGTCTGAGCGATACCACGACCAATGGCTCCGAGCGTCTTATCATTAAGCGGTAAGATAGCTTCATTGCCTGCCTCACCACCAACCATGAGATTATTACCGTTCATGCCAAATGCCGTCGGCTTGGTCAAAATACCACCCTTGGCATACCATTCAATACCGATTTTCGGCACTCCACCTTTCAACCAATCCAAAGGGTTAGCTGAGCCAGAGATACTAAAGTGTGGCAAAGGAATGTGTGGCCAACGGATTTGAAAGTTGAACAAGCCCTTGATAGCGTTGATAGCATTTGAGACAGCATCTCTTGCACCGTTGATTGCGTTGGAAATACTGTTCTTGATGCCGTTCCAGATATTAGAAACTGTACTTGATATCCCGTTTAGGATGTTGCTGACGGTTCCTGAGATACCTTGCCACGTTGACGAAATTACGCTTGATATCGCGGATATGATTGAAGACACTATGGACTGCATGGCATTCCAAACAGTAGACATTGTGTTCTGGATTGTAGACCAGGCACCTGACCAATCGCCATTAATGGCCTGCATGACGGCTGTGATAATTCCTTGAACTACAGCAATTGCCGTTTGGACAACAGTAGTAATAATGTTCCAGACAGTTGAAATGATAGTCTGAATGTTAGTCCATGCAGCTTGAATGTACGGACCAAGATATTCCATTGCTGTTTGGATAACACTTGTGATGACATTGATCACTGTTCCAATGATTGCCGATATGCCTGTCCAGATTATTTCAGCTGTACTTTGGATAAGGGCTTGATTCTCGTTCCACCAAGCTACTAATCCTCCGAAGATTGACATGACAAAGTCTGTGACAGTTTGGATAGCTGTACTGATTGAAGTTTGAACTGTTGTCCATACCGTATTCACAATGTCCATGATCCAAGCATGATTAGTGTCCCACCAGGCTACCAATCCTCCGAATACCGTTTGAACAACTGTATTGACAGCATTAACCACCATAGTGACTAATTCTGATAGCATGGTCCAAACACTACTAGCAGTTGTCAAAATGGTATCTTGATTGGTTGTCCACCACTCTGTCAGAATGCCCCAAACTGTCTGAACTATTGTACTGACGGTTTGAATGATTGTACCTATCACTGTGGAGATGGCATTCCAGATAGTGCTGGCTGTTTGATAAATGGTATCCTGGTTAGTAGTCCACCATTCTGTCAAAGCCCCCCAAACTGTCTGAATAACAGTAGTGATAGCTTGGATAGCATTGGAGATGAAATCTTGGATGCTTGTCCAAATCTCTGTTACAGCATTCCTGAAACCTTCATTGTTTTGCCATAGCTCCTTGATTGCTACTACTAAGAGAACTATGCCAGCTATTACACCGGCAATAATCCCTATCAGTGGCATGATCCCCACGGATAGTCCTGCTAAACCTCCCATAAGTAACTGGAATCCAGAAACTACGGCTAAAATAATTGGCAGTAGAGTACCTACAGCCACGACAAGCATTCCAATAAATACAACGACATTCTTAATTGTGGGGGATAAATTGGTAAACCAAGTTGCTACATTATTAACAATATCTGCTAATGACTGAAACACTGGAATGAGCATGTCAAGGATTGGCTGACCGATTGCAGCAAGGGCATTGGTGCCTGACTGTTTCAAGTTCCCCAAAACGTTCTCAAGCCCGTCTGATTCCCTTGCAGCCTGACCAAGTGCCCCCGAAAGTGCATTTCCGTCTTCCACCATTTGAAGAAGTGTCAGCTGTTTCTGTGCCTCGGAAAGTTCATTGAAAGATTTCCCGTAGAGTTTGTTAGCAGCTGCGTTACGAGTGGTCTCGGTAGCTGATATTCCCAATGCAGCATCATTCTCATAATTGCCTTTCAAAAAAGACTGAAGGTTTTCTGTGACTTCCTCTATTGACTTATCATAGAAGGCTGCCCCGTCTGCAGCTGCTCTTGTTGCACGAGTTGTTAAATCAAGAGCTTCAGCAGTATCCATTCCTGATGTTTTAGCAAAGGAAGCCATTTGAGTAAACGACCCTTGTAAGCGTTCAGGAACAATGTCCATCTCATCGCCGATAGCGTTTAGAGACTGTCTGGCCTGACTTTCCATATCGCCAAATACGGTACGAAATTGAGCATTACTTGCCTGAACCTGAGCAGCTGCCTCCATAGCATCTGTGCCAACTTCAAGCAACTTATCTGAAACAGCACTTAGTTTTTCGCTGACGTTTTGCAAGGCTTCCGCTCTTGCAATTTTTGTCATTCCCTCAAGTCCGTCCTGAGCACCGTTTGCAGCCGACTTAGTTTCATTCATCTCATCATTGAGATTATTGAGAGCTGTCTTAGCCTGGTTTAACTCAGCTTCCATCTTGTTAGCTTCAGTTGAGTTTTCACCATACTCTTTTTTGGTCAAGGACAGTTGTTTCTCAAGGTTCGAGATTTGTTTTTCCACAATCTCGGATTGAGCAGCAATCTTCTTCTGAGCCAGGGCGACTTTTTCAGACTCGGAAGCGTTCTGACCAAGCTCACTCTCTTGTAGTTTGAAAGCACTGGTCACTTTGTCCATTTCGGATGCTAACTGACTCTGCTCACTCTGTAGGTTGTTCAGTTGGCTGACATTAGTTCCTACAGCTTGACCATTATTGGCCAGAGCTCGATTGACATTTTCAAGCTTATTCTCGTACCCTTTGAGAACATTTTGAGTAGTTTCCAGTTCACGTTGGAAAGCACGGTACTGATCAGCTCCGATATCTCCATTCTGAAATTGCTTCTCAACCTGTGCTTGAGCTTGTCTCAGAGTTTCAAGCTTCTCCTTGGTATTTGATACCTGTTGCTGTAAGACTTCCTGTTTCTGGGTTAGTAAGGTTACATTGCCAGTATCAAACTTCAAGGCCTTATCAATCTGTCTCAGCTCCTTGGTTGCTTCAGTAGCATTTTTGTTGACATCTTTCAGAGCCTTCTGCAAGGGTTGCGTGTCGCCATCAATTTCAATCTTAATCCCTTTGATGTTACTTGCCATTTATTTCCTCCTTTCTTTTGAAGATTGCCGACCCACCCACCTCAAACGAAAAATAGCAGAGCTTACAAGCTCATCTATGACCGAAAGTCCACTTATTACAGGGAACTTGACCTTAGAATCACTCTCTCAGCACTGCTAATTCCTTAAAAGTTGTCAAAATCTTCTTGAGTAGCTTTTCTTTCGCCACCCTTGTCTTTACTGCGTAAATTCACATAATCCGTCTGATAATCCAGAGCCATTCCGATTGAAATATGCTTCAAGTCATCAATGGATAAACCTGTCTCCTTGCAACAAGAGAGATAGGATTCTACTGTAAAGATTTCATCGCTTGCAGATTCTGACGAGTCTGTTTCTTTTTTGTCTGCATACTCGCATTCAACATTTCCATCAAGTCTTGTCCGATTTCTTGAACAGGGAATTCTTCCATTTCCATGAAGAATTGAGCATAGGGCTTGATACGAGGGTTGGCAGACTTGGCAAAGGTCCAGAAAAGACGGTTGAAGAAAGTCATATCAAAGTCAGCAAGGGCCGACATATCAATGTCACTTGCTTGTAATTCCTGACCAGGCTCCAACTTATCCAGTTTAGACAAGAGTGCTTGACTGTTCAGCATTGAAAATAGATCCTGGAAATAGTCCTTACCAAACTCTTCTTTGTAGGCTATTGGGGTGTAGCCATTTGTGGCCAATTCATACTCCTGATCACCAATCGGAATGATTTTACGCATGCAAGACCTCCTTATCCACCAACAGCGGCTGGCTCATAGACTTTCTTGAACCAATTGTCATAGACTTCCTTCTTGTCTGCCGAAGTGACCGAGCGTTTAATGACGCTATCAAGTGGACGTGGGCTAGCATTGAAAGTTAGTTCTGGCTCATTGACACTTGTACCGCTCTTGGTCTTAGAACCAGTTGCGGGACGACTAGCAGAGCAGTAATAGAGCACATGACGAGTTTTATTCTTGTCCCCTGAAAATTCAAACATCAAGGCAAATGGTGTTGGCTCAGCATCGCCTTTTTCTGTCAATACCCCTGTCTCAGTATCTTTGATTTCGCCAAGAATTTTGGTAGCGAATTGTTCGATAATGTGTGCTACTTTCCACTTGCCTTCATAACCCTCGTTAGCGTTCATGAAGTGATAAGCGATGTCATCAGCATCAACCGAACCTGATTCCCCTTTCGGTTCAAGAGTGATTTCCATTGCACCAGGGAAACGGAAAATATCTCCGTAAGTTAGCACCCCTGTCTCAGTACTAATATTAGTAATTGGTGCTACGTGCACATTTTTCAGACCATAGGTCACTTTATTTTCCATGTCATTCCTCCTCTAGTAGAGATAGACTGTGTAAGGCTTGACATAAAGCCTTTCAGTCTCTATAAAAGTTTCTTCTTGAGCTTCAAAAAAGAGCTCATGGTTAGACCATAGCTCTTCCAAACGCTCCTCCAAATCCTCATCCTTTCTCTCAAATGCCAACTCAACAACCACTGACTTAATCTCATGGTTCCTTGTATTGTCAGCAGAATTGACAATAGGATTAGATTCAAAATACACAAGGTAAGGCATATCAGGGACATTCCCCTCTTGATATGCTCGATAGGTTACAGGCAACCCTGCCTGTTCCAAAATATCTGCAAATTCTGATAGCTTCATCGACCGAGCTCCTTAATCCGTTTTTCAAAGTTTTCTTTGACCTTTTCCTCAACAGGTTTGATATGAGGATGTGCTTTACTACGACCGCCATTTCGTAACAAGTGACTGTTCTCTAGTAAGTGAGTAAGTCGGTAAGTTGGTGCAGCATTATGGACCACATACGACCCCTTAGCGTTCTTCTTAAACCGCCAATTCCTAGCATACTTTCCATGCCTTTTAGGACTAGTCACTTTCAGTTCGTCCACGGCTTCACTGGCCACATCTTCAGCAATAAGGTCTACTTCATCTTCTATCTCGGATGAATACTCAGCTAAAGCTTTAGCAATCTCATTGGCTAAATCCTTGCTCATGATAATTTCTCCGTCATGGTCAATTCCAGAATTTCAAGGTCAACAGGATAGGTCTTGAGGATGCGGTATCTTTCCCCTTCGAATTCAGCCAACTCTTGATTGTCGTATTCAAAACTATGAATATCAACTACTAGACTTGGGCGAATCCCTGCCTGATTGGCTTGGTAAAACTCTGACCTGGTAATTGACTTCTTGCGACACAGCAGAACAGTCTTGACTTCCTCAGTGATGTTCTGTTTCAACTTGTCTTTCCCAGTGATTTTCTTTACTATCAGAGTGATTTCATGATTCCACATTGCTTGTCACTCCTTTTGATGAAACTTGCAGATTGTGTAATCGCCATTGAAGGTGACGTGGCATATCCACCCCACCCTCATAACGATAAGCAGCAAAATCAACCACAAACATCTCATGATCAGCTCTTTTAGAATCCAATTCAACACCGAAAGTCTGCGACAATTCAGAAATGACGGCATCAAGAATTTTCTTCAACGGCTTATCCCTGAGAGTGGTTGAAATGCCTAGCTTCAGTTTAAGCAGTTCTAATAGCTGATCAGTGTCCATGACTATTCCTCTGCTTTCTTAGTGGTACGTTTCCGCTTTGGTTTTTCTACTGGTTCATCAGCGGGCTTGTCACCTTCTGGAAGCTCTGGCTCTTCTTCAGTAGATTTGTCACCTTCTGGAAGCTCTGGCTCTTCTTCAGTAGATTTGTCATCTTCTAGAAGTTCTGGAGCCTCATCAACTATAGTCAAAAAGATTGAGCCAGCTGAATTTGAGCCAGTCAACAACCCTTGGATGAAATCATCCGAAGGTTTGTGACCGTCGCGAGGGTAGGTTTCATCCAAAGCGTAATCATGTTTGTTTGGGTCTGTCAAGTCCTTGAAGGGACGGATAACTTTGTATGCCATTGACTACCTCCTTACTGAACGGCATCGGTGTAAGTACCAAATACACCTGCATCAGCATCAGTCTTCTTAACATCAAAACGTAGGTATGAAGCAAGGTTCTTGCCGAAACGATGATTGTCTTCCCACTGAACAGAGAGCTCCATACGATCAAACAAGGTCAAGAAGTAATGAATATCCCCGATAAAGTATTTCATATCACCTTCTGAACCGAACAAGTCATCAGCGATAGGATAGATAGGCTTGCCTGAGAAAGAGTAGCCTGTAGGTGATGTAATATCTGGTTGCAACATATAGCGACCTTCTTTGTCTTTGACTTTATCCAAAGCATTGAACATTGAGTCTGTAACGACAAGGACTTTATTGTAGACTGATTTGATTTTGACATTCAAAATATCTTTAAGGCCGTCATATCCAGAAGCGTTGACAACGGTAGCAGTTTTCAAGATGTCTGCAACAAGAGCCAATTTTGTTTGTTCGTCTTGATCTTGGATATCTTCCTGCATGATACCGATAAGGTCATATTGAGCATCCTCAATAGCTTCACGAGAGAGTGGTAGTTCGCCACGATAGGTTTTGATTTTGTAATCAACTTCAGTGATCTTAGTTTTACCAAGTTCTGGGTTTTCTTCAAGTTCCCCAACTTCGACCATCTTACGATTAGACTTTTTGAGAACTGGATATGATCCCGAGCCGCTTGACACATTCACCACATGGATGAGATTAAGCAATGGATTCTGACGCTCAGGTTCTTTTTGTGGTTGCAAGACTTCTTTAGGGATGATAGCACCTACATCTGTTGTCTTAACTCCCTCACGCTTCTGCCCAATAGAGCGGACATAAGCGACAACTGCTTCGCGTTTTTCCATTTTCTTCTTACCTCCACGGTCTTCGCCTCCTTCATAAGTAGGGGCTTTGCGGTTTTGTTCATCGATTTGCTTTTGAAGGTCCTCGATTTCCTTTTCCAATTCAGCCTTTTCAGCTTCTTTGGATTCCAGTTCTGCTTGAAGTTCATCAAGAGTTTTCTCAACAGCTGACACTTCTTCCTCAGTCTCAGCACGTTCCAACTTCTCTGCTTCAAGAGCAGTACGTTTCTGCAAGTCCTTGATGGACTCTTCAAGTTCAACTACTTTCGTAGCTTTAGCTCGCATACGAGCACCAAAAATTAGAGCTTTGTTCATAGCTTAAATTTCTCCTTTATTTCTTTTTTACGCTTATCAAGCATTTCACGATTAGCACGTAGTTGACATTCAAAGTCCTTCTGACGTGCAGCAATTTCAGTCTGTGGATATGCTGGGAAAGTACAAGGACTAACTTCAAAGATTTCAAGGTCTAAGATAGTGTCCAGGTAAGAACCGTCATCACGCTCTTCCGTGTTGATTTTGATTGGAAAGAAGCCAAAACTACAACCAATCACATCCCCACGTTGAACACGAGCATAAGCACCGACCGCTTGTGGGTCATCCTTGTTGATGATAATGTCGCCAAACAGACCAACATCATCAACACCGAGCCGCACTGTGTCATTTCCAGTCCGACCAAGTACCAAACTATGGTCATGGTTAAATAAGGCACGGATGTCAGCATCTTTAATAGCCTTCTCAACACCCTCACGCTTAATCACTTCAAAATAACCAGGCCAAAGTTCAGTCTCTTCATCAAACTTGATAAAGTAGCCACTCAAAATCAAATCACCAGACTCTTGTTCCTCACGAGTTTGAAATTGTGTGGCCATGTAAGCCTTACGTTTCTGCATCGGTATTTCCTCCTTCCTTGTTTAATTTGTTCTGATTGCCTAACTCACCTTGTGGCAGATAGTTTTCAAGAACAATGATGTCATCCATTTCAGGATCAGGAGTCATGCCAACCCAATCTCTCCACTCGTTCCGACGCATAGCAGCACTGTTTGTCATCTGTTGAGCAACAGTTGACAACTCTGTAATGTCGTAAGAAAAGAGCGACCGTGGATTGAACTTGAAATAACGATTGCTAGATACCAGCAAATCCCTTGTCAATGTCTGAGTAATCGTTGTAGCAATGCTCATGACCGTTGTATTGACAAAGTTGTTGTATTCTTCCTTGTTGAAGTCTCCAACGCCCAGAATAAAAGCTGGCACTCCCAAAAGCCCAGCCACTGTCTTCTTGTCAATCTCAACCGATTCATTCAAAGCAATGTCTTTCAAGCTTAATGGCTTGACCTGTTGCACATCAATCAAAGCTTCAGGAATTATCCAAGGAGCTCCTGCCTGGCTAGTAGAAAGATACTTCTTAGCAATTCTGTCTCGTCCTTCCTCACTTGAAAGTTCTGCATCGGATGAATCAACTTTCACAATCAGACTTGGGATATTCTTGCCATTCATGAAACCTTTTTTGGTCTGAGTAGCCAAGTTTAGGTTGCGGACAATGTCCTTCAAAGCTAACCGATACCCTGTTCCGACATAAGGACTATCTGGATCAGGATTGATTGCAAAGTGGACAACATCATCAGGCTCGTATTCCCTACCCTTGTAGCAAATCACATAGTCTAAATCATTGGACTTAAAAGAGACCTCATCCATCGGGAAGGGTCTCAAGTTCAAAATATAGTCTGTCACAGGGTCATATTCGACATGAAGGACAGAATTGCCGTCGCCGTACAGCAACAAGTCACGCACAATCTTGAAAATCCAAGTCTTCCTGGTCATGTGTGCACAAGGATTGATGTCAATCTTCCGAGCCAAGCCGTCCTTGATACGAATATCACCCTTGTCTGTGTTTTCCATCAGATGTATGGTCATATTCGACACCATATCAGCAATCTTATTGACAGCCAATATCACATCAGGATTCCTAGCCAGAGGCACATAACCATCACCCTCAAAGATAATTCCAAAATCCGAGTGACTGAGCATACTCACAGTTGACTGCGACTTACTCCTCTTACGGAACCTATCAAAGAAACCCATGCTTTCTCACCTCCTTTCTAACCTAATCAAAGAATTGCATCACATTCTGGTTCTTACCAAGATTAGCAAGAGCCTGGATGCAAGCAAACACGCTGGCATCAAACAAGTCTATCCTTGCCGTACCACCGTCACCGTCTAACTTTTCATATTGCACCGCATCGTCCACCTTCTCAATCGCTCTGACATTGCTGACACAGTATTCATAGGCCTCAGAATGCAGATAATAAAACTCCCTATTCTTGACCTTGAACTCAATCCGCCTGAAACCTTCTGATTTCAGATAGAAAAGCTGTGGTTGGTCAATCATCTTGAACTTAGCCTTTTTCATCTTGCTCAAAAACTCACGACCAAACTTTCTATCCATACCGACAGCGGCAATCTTGAAACCTTTCTGCCTCATCTCGATAAACCACTTCACAATATCATCATAGAGTACCGTTGGAGTGTTGCTCATGGTCAGCCAACCGTCCGATTGCCAACCAAAAAGCGGTATACCGTCATCATTGGCTTTCTTCTGAGCGTTGACACGAGGGAAGAAAGCGTGAGTGATACAGATGTCAATGTCTTTCTCCCCGTCATTGTAGATTCCATAAAGTGCAGCAGCTGTCAAATCGTGCAAGCGTGACAAGTCCGCCCCACCGTACCACTTAATCGGCAAGCGTGCCAGCTCTTCCAAGCTCCAATCATAACAATCATCACTAGCGATGAACTCATCTGGATTGAAATAAGCGTTCATTGAGTTAGTAAAGACATTCAAAGTCTTGTTGAAAAACTCATTCCTTGTCTGCGGATCATTCATAGCTTGTTCAGCCTCAGCTCTCAAAGCAGGCATGGACACCGTAACACCCCAAGACGGATTGGCCATCTTCAAAACATTGTCATTCAGATAATCTCCAACATCGCCATCAGTAGTCTGATTGGCTTTGCAGATAAAAATGAATAGCGACTCATCGCTGATTAACTGCTTGAGGACCTTCTGACAGTATTTCAGCCTGTTAGCAAGGAAGCCTGTTGGAATATCCCCAGCCGTAGAGATAACAAAAAGCATACTGTTACGGTATGCCGACATTGTTTTCTTCATGAGACCATACTTCTTGGAATTCCGCATAGTGTGAGCTTCGTCAATAACAGTAACATTACCATTCAGAGAGTCCAAACGGCTCTCATCATTGGCCAATGCCTGTATATAAAACGAACCATCATCTCCAAAATTTGCTGTGATAGAGTGTTCTTGGTTATTGTCCTTGATACGGATAGACTTATCATTCCACCGTTCCACATTGAACTTGATGAAGTTGAAAGCTTCCAATGCCTGTTTGACTGAGTTTGCTACGATGTAACATTTCGAACCACTATCAGCATCCAAAATCTGATAAAGCAGAGCAATAGCAGCAGTAAAACTGGTCTTACCGTTTTTCCGTGCCAGCATTATCAACGCTTCCTTGAACCTACGCTCATTTGTCCCAGCATGATAGAACCCAAAGAGATTGACAACCGTAAAATGTTGCCACGGTTGCAAAATCAAAGGCTTGTTACGGATAGACATGGCAAACATGTCATCTCCTTGCTGATGAACAATTGAGTTCTCGATGAAGTGAATAGCAAAGTCCACTATATCCTCATCAAGTTCATAGGCTGGGTTTTCTAAATCCCTCAAAAAGCGTTCAGCAGCCAAAATCCGTTCTTCGTTATGTTCCTCTTGATAGCTCAGGACATAATCAACATAGGCTTTAGCTTTTCCAAGATTGGTTGTAGCGTGGCGAAAATCGGCAAAACGTTTTTCAAAGTCTTTATCCATCTTTCACCCGCTTCTTTTTCAGTTCATTTTTGAACTTCATGACTTCTGTGAGTGGTGAGCCTTTGTCCTGCTCGACCACCTCACCCAGTGACTTTGGATTAAGCATAAGCTGGTTGGAATAGCTCAAGATGTCTTTTCTGAGTATTTCCATTGCAGTCAATATTGGAACTTTACGCTCATTCTCAGCACCAGCTTTGTTGACATAGACATCTGTGATAGGGTAGCCCATATCAGCATAGTCTTGAGCTAGTTTCTGGTACTGAAACAACATCCCAGCAAAGATATCAATGATCATTTCAAATTCTTTTCGATAGGTGCCCAAGTCTTTCATCTGCTTGATCACTTTTGACTTGATTGACTTCACTGTAATTGGTTTAGCCAAAAACTAACCCCCTTTCTACAAAATCACTGAGTTTTTACCCCCTTTTTGTCTGAGTGCCTCCGACTTGGAAAAAGTTCCCTTCACCGGTTCCCAGGACGCTCAAGAATATTTCAAAAAGTGGGGGGGTATCCATAAAATTTTTGAAATTCCTTCTTTCTCTTTTTTTGCCAATAAATTCCCTGACCGACAACTTTGTCATTAACCCTGTCATGAAAAGTATTATGCTTGCGATTGGTTAACGCTAAACAATTCCATTCTACGAACTCAAGTTCAGGATATTCAGACACAGGAAAGATATGATGAACCATTTCAGCTGATACCGACAAACCGTACCTCAAACTTTCTTGACATAGGTAGTCAGACTTCCTCATCATCTTGTCTCTGAACTTTTCCCACTTCTTAGTCTTCAAGGATTGTCTGACTGGCTTGTAATAATGTGTCATGTGTTCCTCCTTGTCAATGCAAAAAGGACAAGTCAACGACCTGTCCCTCTCATACAAGAAATCTATGGTACCATAATAAACTCTTTTTCGTGAGAAAACAAGTACCCTTTTTTCTCATTTTGAATCTTAGAAAAAAGTTTCCCACCTAACAAGAATTGATGTCACCAATAAATTATAATCTGTCTTTATTACTGTGTTTTGATATCCGACTATTTCAAAAACAATTCCTGGATTATTTTTGATGTCATTGTTTAGTTGGTCGATAGCGTTCAATCCATGTTGTCTATCACGATATTCTTTTATCATTCTGTACCTCCAAAAACTATACCAATTTGCCCGTTGAGTTTGTCATACTGTATATTCTGTTAAACTCAACGAAAGCCATTGAACTGTTGATATAATTGCACCTGTTAAGATTATTATTTTTAAGTTTGACAACTTTTCAATATGACAAACTTCATAGCCAAAAAAATAAAAAGAGTCAGATTTTAAACTTAGCCATATTCTTCTTGAAAGTGACTTGTTTGTCTCCGATGTAGATAAGCGTAGTTCGTTCTGACGAGTGGTTGAAGATGGTCATTAAGTCGTTGACCCCATCAAACTTCTGGTAGTAGAAAAAGCCGAATGTCTTTCTGATTGAGTGTGCAGCTATGTTATCGATATCTAGCTCTGTGGCAACGTGCTTCAGTATCTGGTCGAATCGCTGTCTGCTGATTGGCTTATTCTTCCCTTGCCTGCTCTTAAATACAAAATGATTAAGAGGTTTCCCTTTTACGAAAGCACGCATGGATTTTTTGAGTTCTGGAGTCATTCTGACTTCACGGAGTTTCTGGGTCTTTCTTTCCCTGAGCTTGATATCCCATCCTTGCACATCCCTTACTCTGATGTTCAGAATATCTGTGATTCTATATCCAGTATATAAAGCTGTTTCAAAGAGTAGGTAGTACATTTCATTCCATTCTCTCAAATAGTCTTCAATCTCATGGATAACATCTCTATCGGTAATTGGATCCATTCTGTTCATGGTCTCACCTCCTTTCGACTAAACGAAAAAGCCAGCCTTAATGACTGACTTTCTATGACTTCTGTTGAAACAACTCTTTCTTAAAAAAATAAGGATATCTCCCAGAATGTTGACTGCGTTTTGTTTTCAGAAGTTCATGCTACAATAATAAATCGTTTTCTGTGAGAATACAAGGTGCTTTTTTTCTCATTTTACAGCTCGCCCTTCAATATTGCATATTGCTCCAAAATGATTCTTCTACGGCGGTATATGGTAGCACGGCTCATGAACTTCTGGTCTGCAATCTCTTCCCAGCGTAGTTGTGGGTACTGCCAACGTAGATTGAAGATTTCCTTGTCTTCGTCGATTAGGTTAGCGAGTAGCTTGTCCACAATCTCCTTGAAGCCTTCTAAGAATTTTAGTGTCGGATCATCTGCGAGCTTGATAGCTGCGGTTTCTGTAGGTTTGCTGATTCCGATTGACGGACCACCTTGGCTGTCTGGATTTCTTGTTGTCAGCTCCAGTCTTCGTAAATCTATGGTTCGCTGGATACCTCGGAACTTGAACAATTCCTCGTCTAGCGTTTTGAGTTCTCTGTCGCTCAGTTTCTTCAATTGTCACCTCCAAATTCTTGAAACATGCCACTAAGGCATCAAGGACAATCCCTAAAGCTTTTCCAAATTCATAAAATGCCTGGCTTATTGCATTCTGGGTGTCTACAAGTTGTTCTGGACTTAGTTTGGCCAATTCCTGTTCCAACTGTTCCAGTTCTCGTTGTCGTGCCTGTTTAGCTTTCTTCTTCTTGATTCTCTTGTTCACCTTTCTTCTCCTTGTAACCAGATAGATACTTGATGCACTCTGCGAAATAGTAACAGGCTACCCACACAATAAATGCTGTCAGAAATGGATGCTGTGCCATAAACTCATATCCGTTCATTGTTTCGCCCTCCATTTTCTAGTATTGGCCCTTTTCTTAGCTGTTTCTCTAGCCATTTCATCCCAGACGTAACCAGCATTTTCTAGCAGAAGGTCCTCGCATTTGTCTTTTAGGGTCTCGATGATAGCCTGGTCCTCTTCCTTTTCATGGTAGCAAGCTGCCAACTCCTTTTTAAGCTCAGCTATTTCTTCAACGTAGCGGTCTTCCGTACTAATCACATTCGGGCTATCAAATGTAATAGTGTCAATTTGACAGCCTAACAACGTTCGTAAAACCATTTCAACGTCATCAACGACAGCACCGAGACCAGATCTATTGAGATCGCTAGTGATTATTGGCATTTTTAGATCATTAGCTGCTATTGGCTGAGGGATAGTATAGCCAAGTTGTCTTGCATAATCTGAGGTATGCTTTACAATTCTATTATTTGCGCAGATAATCTGATTACCTGTCGCATGACTTTCCAAAATAGCCATTGTAGTTTTGCCGAAACATCGGCCAAATCCAATTAGTTTAGTCATTAAATCCTGTCCTCCATTCAATCCAATCATGTTTGATTTTTCCTGTAAATAAGTTTCGATACATCGTAACTTTCGTGTGTGTCCCATACTTTCCATCGACAATTGAAAAAGTCCTAGTCTTTTCAATTACCCATGGATCCTGAGAGTAGGGATAGCGGTCAGGTCTACTCATTATTTTCCTCCCACTCAATCAATTCCGTTGGGTAATAAACATCAGCTGCAGTATTATCGAACAATTCATCTAATACTATTTGAATTTTTTTAGTAGCATCTTCTGGCAACTGTTCGTACAGCATCGTATCCATGTCTTCGTATCCATTATCAGCAAGTCTTTCAATGACCCAATCAATAACAGTGCTTGCATCAATTTTTAATCGTTCACAGGTAGTTGTGTACCAACCTTGTTTCTCTTCTATAGTCAAATCTTCCCATTGAGCACGTAGGTCTTCAATAGGCAATGTGTCTCCGTTTTTAATAACAAAAGTATCGTTTGGAACATCATAGATTTTCATCTTCCTTCTCCTTTAAAACGGTAAGTCGTCATCTGTAATATCCATCGGCTGGCCGCTGAACCCTGGTGGCATTTGCTCGTCCATACTTGAATAGTTAGCACTATTGTCACGCTTTTCCAGAATCTGGAAACTTTCTGCAACTACTTCGGTCACATAGACACGTTGTCCTTGCTGATTTTCATAGCTTCTGGTCTGGATTCGTCCAGTAATACCAACCAGATGACCTTTCTTGGTCCAATTTGCCAAGTTCTCGGCCTGCTTGTTCCAAATCACGCAATTGATAAAGTCAGCTTCACGGTCGCCAGCAGCGTTCTTAAAATTACGGTTGACTGCCAGGGTGAAGGCTCCAACTGCCACATTGTTAGGTGTGTAGCGTAGTTCAACATCCCTGGTCAATCGGCCGATTAGTACAACATTATTGATCATGTAACTCCTCCAACGCTACCCATCGAAATTGTGGGTATTTCTTTGCTTCTTCTTGGGTGCATTTGTAAGCATATTCAATCACCATGTCAACAGTACCACTACCCCAAGTATCAAACAGAAAACCGCCTGGACGTACAACGAATGTATAAGTCCAGTATCTCGGCTCTGGCACATCGACCAGTAGCACGCCTAGTTTTTTAGTCATTTTCTGCCTCCTGCTTCTCAGCACTCACTACCCAAACTCTACCGCCACAAATCTTTTTCACCAACTTATCTTTAAGCACTTCTTTTATTTCGTTGATAGCTAAACTACGTTTTTCCGACCTCATCACTCCACCTCCTGTACTTCTCCTGCCCAGTAAACAGCATCTCCTGTTATTTCTTCTGAATAATATTTAGGGGAGTCGAATAAGGCATTATAGATAACAAAGTTATTTCTGATTATGTCCTGCCATTTATTAATGTCTTCCGCTTTGTAGTCAATAAGTCCATAATACTTTTTCAAAAGAAATATAACAGCAGAGATATGACCTCCCATACACACAAAACAAATAGTATTATTAGCTTTGTCTTTTACGTAATATACCGATCTTCTGTATGTCGTTGATAATCTTTCTTCTGCAAAGGATACTTCCTCTTTGTGGAAGTTAAAATCGTCATGACAAGAGTACACTTTCAACTCCATCACTCCACCTTCCTAAAGATATATTTGTCAGCAAATTCTTTCTTGTAGCGACATTTGGTCACTCGCATTGCATCGTCTTTGTTGGTAGTTGGCACATTCGGATTGGTACTGTGTAGATAAACTGGCACAGCTTGACCATCTACAAATGCCATAAATTCTTTAAATTCAAGTATTCCTACTGTTTTGTGCATTGCTTTTCCTCTTCCTCAATCAACCAATCAAGGTTCTTTCTTGCTTTTTTTAGGTCTTCCAGACCGTTTTTCTTTTGATAGCGTAGCTGATACTTCAAGGCATTCCCGAGATGAAAGCCTTTTAGCTGTTCTGATGTCATGAAATTTCTAAGTACATCAATTGACTCCATACCATAGTTGCCTTGATAATGGCTTGGATTGTTCACGTTGTCATGCACAACCCTAACCCCTGTAAACTGACCTGCATCAGTCGGAATGTTCAATCGTTTAGTCGTAAAATCACAATGTGTCATCAACTTCCTCGTCCTTTCAGAAAATTCGGTATTGGATCACCTATGTTTATTTGGTCATATTGCTCTTTAGTGACCATAAATTTCCCATAGGCTCCAACCGTCACAATATACCTGCTTTGGATAATTTCCTTGTCCGTCACAGTTCCAACCATTTCAGCACCCGCATTGTCTACTTGATAGACAATGATTTTGGGTTGTTCAATCTTGGCATCTAGCTTATCAATCTTATAGATGATCAGCAAAGGTGTCACGAGGATTGATAGTAAGATACAAAAGTTACCGATAGCTGTAAAAATCTTTCTCACAAGTCCGCCTCCTTCACAAAGACTCCATCAATCATCTTGCCCTTGCGGTTCTTAATTTCGTCATAAGCGATTTTTAGGCAAGTGTCTGCTGTGGTGCAATTATGGATAGCGACAGAATGGATGTTGCTATGAAGCATAATCAAATCTGGTTTGATAAGAGGTATCTTTGTCTCATCATAAAATACATGTTTGTGTAATTTATTGGCGAGATTACCGAGACTGGCAACCATCAGCAGTAATTCCATTTCTTCTGGTGTCGCTCGAATGTCTGCGCCATTCTTAACTTGCAACTCAAGACCAGTCAAGACAACCTGCATGTCACCCAAGGCATCCTTAATCAGATCAGACTTGCCTTTGGCAACTCCTTCAAACAGCTCACCAGCTTCCTCCATCAGTTTTTCAAACTGCTTGACTGGGTTTGCTTCGTGTAGGTTACGGTCAATAAACCATTGTTGGACCTTTTCATCAAGTGTTTTAGTCATTTTGTTCGTTCTCCTTTTTTTGAAACTGTAATCAAGTAATAACAATCAACTGCCCCATAATCAATCCTGATAGTATTTCCACTCATACTTTTGCGAAAACGTGGATTGTTGATAGCTGATGATGATTTTTGGTGTGCTTTGAGTGCATCGATAGCATCCTGGACCTGAACAAAGTTTCCAAGATGATATCTGCGATGTCCATTGAAGATAAAATATAGTTCAATCATGGGCTCTCTACAAATCCAGTAGATTTCTTATGGATGATTTTATAGCTTCATATTTGTTGAATCCATCTACCAAGAGATCATACGTATCTTTAGTGATTATCACTGAATCTTCTGGAACGTTATAATTAACGATTTCATTAACTGGAACACCGAAATAATCCGCGAGTATCGTTGCTTTTGAAAGTTTTATTTCGCTCTCTCCAGACTCATATCTTTGAAGTGTTCTGCTAGTGATTCCGACCTCATCAGCAAGTTCTTGTTGTGTAAGTTTATGTTGTTTTCTGATTTTTTGAATATTATTTTGATATTTCATCGATACATCCTATTGCCCCATTCTTTCAGGGGATATTTCCCAACTTCTCTCTATTCTGAGCCTTTCTTTTTCGGCAAACAAATTAGCGAGAAGATTCTCAATGCGTCCAATCAACTCATCTGGCACATTGTATTCAACCAACTCTTCTGATATTTTTTCAATTTCTGTCATCCATCAATACCTCCTATCTTCCGTCCCTTTTGGATATACAAAGCTGTTTCCGACCACACCTTCCAAAATCCGACTGGACAAGGCACCGTTGCCATAGTCATCTGCATACAAGGTCTTGATTTCCTTGCTGGTCAGATTCGTGTTGATGATTGTGTTGCTCCGTTTGTCCAAAATCTCGTAGAGTATCTGATGTGTCCACTCATTGTTGCGAGTGTCAGCCTTTCGACTCTCTTTCCCAAGGTCATCCAGAAAGAGAAAGTCAACCTTGCTGAGTAGCTCAATCATCTCAGCTTGAGAGTAGCCATTGTCTATGTGGAAGCTCTCTTTGATTTTGGTAAAGAGAGTGACCAGCGATACAAACAGCACCGACCTCGGATGTCCGTAAGCCTTGAATTGCTCGTTCATGTACTTGGCCAATCCGTATGTCAGATGACTCTTGCCAACCCCCGAAGGTCCAGTCACAATGGCATTGCCAAAACCCTCATGCCGATAGAATTGCTCAATCCTCTTGGCAAAATTGATAGCCTTCTGGTCAATGTCAGCCTTAATCTCATAATTTTCAAGGCTTTTGCTTTTCAGCTTATCAGATACTAGGCTGTCTCTCTCAAAGACTGCATAGGTATCAGCAAGCTTGTTGTTGACCTTGCTCTGACTGTTCAGTTTGCATTCAAAGGTCTGGATTGCTGCCTTGGTGCATTCTGGACATTGCTTGAGTTCTTCCATCTGGCCCTTAATCGGTACCTTGGTCAACCAAAGCTGACAACCGTGGACCTCACAGGTTTCGTCCAAGACTTGTCTGGTCTGAAAATTTTTGAATGGATTCATCTAAAAGCCCAACCTTTCGTCAACTTCTGTAGCATCGTTCTTTTTACTTCTGGGTGGTTGCTGATTGATGTAGTTTTCAAATTTCGTCCCAAACAAAGTAACAGGTCTCAAGAACTTGGCAAATTCCGTTCCTTGCCATTCGCTAGTTTTAGTGTCAATAACCTGTTTGAAGTCTTCAAGCGTGTAGCCTTCTTTCAACCTGGCATTGATATGTTTCTGTGTAGCTTGTGAGCCAGCAGTAAATCTAGTCCCAGCAACTTGATTGAGATAGAGAATCACTTCTGAAACAATATCTATATTATTACTCTTCTCAGTCTTATTCTTCTCAGTCTTATTTCCCTGTAAAATTTCCAGTTCTTGACCTGTATTTTCTACAGTTCCTAACTGTAAAATTTCCAGTTCCTGACCTGTACTTTTTACAGTTCCAGTAACTGCACTTAGATACAGTCTGTTAGGGAGGTTAACACCCTGGCGAACTTCTTTCAATAGCCCGATATTTGACAATTCCTTTTTGATTTTGATGACTGTCTTCTCACTTGCTGACAAGTCAAGCATGAATTGCTCATTTGTGTAGTATTGGAAAACTATACCGTCCGAGTCATACCATTTGTTTTTTAGAGACAACTGCAAGCGGTCATAGAGTAAGCCGTACATAAACTTGGCTGCCAAACTCAGTTGATTATACTTTTGATCGTGAATCAATGGCTTTGGGATTCGTATAAAAGCTATGTGACTTTCAACATCTGTCTTCCTAATCATCCTCATTCCTCCGCATTTGTAAATTTGGTGTATTCCTTGTGGAAGTACATCTTGACTGTCCCAAGGTCACCATGCCTGTTCTTCTTGATGATCAGCTCAGTCAAGTTCTTTTCTGGCTGATCGTCTTTCTTGTCCTGGTAATAATCGTCCCGATAGAGAAAGGCCACAATATCAGCATCTTGCTCAATACTGCCCGACTCTCTCAAATCGCTCATGATTGGCCGTTTGTCCTGCCTTTGTTCAACGCTACGAGAAAGCTGTGACAGAGCAATGACAGGCACTTTCAATTCCTTGGCAATAATCTTCAATTGACGGGAAATCTCAGACACTTCCTGTTGTCTATTGTCCGAACGTGACCCTTGTATCAATTGCAGATAGTCAATGACTATCAGGCCTAGCCCTCCTGTTGCTTGGGCTAGCTTTCTAGCTCGTGATCTGATTTCAGCTATTCTGATGCCAGCCGTATCGTCGATGTAGATTGGTGCTTCTGCCAGTTGACCTTGGGCATAAATCAGCCTTTGCCATTCAATCGGTGTCAGCTTCCCTGTCCTGATGTGATAGCTCTTGATAGTGCCTTCGGCTGCAAGCATACGCTCTACCAAGCTCTCTGCCCCCATTTCCAAAGAGAATATGGCCACAGGCTTGTTGGATTTGCAGGCGACATTCTGAGCGATATTGAGGGCAAATGCCGTCTTGCCCATTGCAGGTCTAGCCGCTAAGATAATCAACTGGTCCTCATGCAGTCCTGTTGTCAACTTGTCAAAATCGGTAAATCCAGTAGCAATTCCCGTCACATCGCTTGACGCATTTGAGCGTTGCTCAATCTTGCTATGACTGTCTAAAATCACATCGTAGATTGGTTTGAAACCTGTGTTATGATTAGAATTACTAGCATTGACCAAGGCTTGTTCGGCTCTTGCAATCAGGTCATTGGCAGACATCTCGCCAGAATAAGCACCAGAAACTGTGTCTGAAAGATTGGCGATGACTTTCCTCAACAGAGCCTTCTCAGCAACTGTCTTAGCGTAAAATTCAGCGTTAGCACTGGTTGGCACTGCGTTGATAATCTCAGCAATGTAAGCCAATCCTCCAATACCGCTCAAGTCTCCCTGGTCTTCCAGAGCGGTCTTCATCGTGACGGCATCAATCCCCTGCCCCTTGTCTGACAAGGTCTGCATAGTTCGAAAGATGATCTGATGCCCTGGTCTGTAAAAATCTTCTGGTTTTAGATGTTCAGCGACTAATACAATTTTGTCTGGATCAATAAAGATAGACCCAAGAACTGCTTGCTCAGCCAAGACATCATGTGGTAGAGTTGCTATGTTGTCCATTCCTCTCCTCCCACATTTCAGCGTTGATACCCTTATTAAACAAATCCTGTTGGTAAACTCTAGCTTCTTGCCAAGTATCAAAAGATCTCTTGTAGTGGTACTTCCTGCGACCACGTTTGTTTTTCTTCGCAACAATCCAGACCATAGCTAGACCTCACGATCTGCCAATAGTTCAGCCTGGCACTTATTGACATTCTCCAAGTAGACAATCCGTCTGCGTAGCTCATCAATCAGCCTAGCGTTGGCCAATTCACACTCAAGCTCATATTGGCTTTCAGGAATGTAGTCATCTTCCTCGACACTAAAAAAAATTTTTATCATATCCCAAAATTTCATATCATCCTCCGTAATATCTGTGGATTTGTAAGTATCTCAAATTCCGTTCTGGTTGTTTTTCTTCCACAATTGGTTTTTTGACCTCAATTTCAATCTCAACTGGCTTACGGATCAGCCAGATTAAGATCGGGGTCAAAATAGCAATAAATGCCAAACCTTGCTCAGCTGTCAACATCAATTCTTCTGTCATATCGCTGTCCTCTGCCAATTTTTGTGATACCATTCAATCACTGCATCACGAGGGTACTTCTCGCGAGCGTTCGGAATGCGTGGGAAATCTTTGTGACAATTAAAACGCTCATCAAATGTACCTGTGTCTTTGGTTCCTAAGAGCATCTCAGAACATTGTGACTTATTGAGTTCCATTGGATATCGTCGTTTTTCGTCCATGACAACGTGCATGACCTTTAACGCTCTATCCATTAGCCCAGCTTCAAACTGGTCCAACATTTGAATCATTAGATCATTCATGATATAATCCTCTTGTATATTTATATGTGAGCCTGATTGCCGTCAGGCTTTTTTGCGTTGCCCCAGTATTCGTCTAAATTAACGGACATCACTGCTGCCAGATTTTTCTGCTCTGTTCGGATTTGTGCTCTATACGGTGCAAGACCTGCATCACGTTCTTCCTTGTTTCGTGGCATATAATAACCATTCGGCTTATTCTTTTTAGCCACGATAGGTTGACGGAAGGTAACTCTGAGGCTTTCGATTATTTCCTCAAGTTTTCGCTTGCTTAATCCTAAATCCTGTCTCAGTTCCCTTGCTTGAATCGGTAAGTCAAAGCTAGCTCCGTTTTTGATGGCATTGAGCACCTTGATTTCAATTTCTGTCATATCTCTGATAAAGTTCATCAATCTTCCTCCAACCTCGTCCAGCTCTCATCTATGTGTAACACATCAGATACCTTATTTTTAAGTCTGTCGCTCCCTTTGCCATATTTCAGCAATTCTGAGATAGTTGCCTTGGCAACACCACAAGAACGAGCTAGATGTGTTTGTGTCATCTGTTCTTCATTCAGCTTGTCCTTTACAAGTTGAATCCATTTTTTATGTTGTTTGCTCATATTTTTTCCTTTCTTTTCCAGATTTATTTACTAAGTAAACTTCCTGAAAATGATTGTGCAACCGACATTTCTTGGAAAACTCCCTTATTATCAAGTTGCATATAGTCAACTTGAATAAGTGTCTCAGGAACTTCATCTTCTTTGCTTCCCCAAACAATTTTTAAACCTTTTAAGCCAATTTTCTCAGCTTTAAAGTCAATACCGTTTAGAACGATTTGTGGAACACTTGAATCGCTGTCAATCCTAATCTCTAAAGATTTGATTGGTAGTGTTTTTTTATTTTCACTCATCTTGTTCTCTTCCTCCTTTTTATTATTTTTGCTAAAAAGTTAGCGAACTCCTTGACAAGTCTAGTCAAATGTTTTAAAATTAGAACATAGAGAAAAGACCTACTAAAAGTAAGGTATTACCTAGACAAACAGACGCCAATCAGTTTCATTAGGCTTTATTTTTTAGTTGTCTTGTTCGCTAACTCTTTAGCTTACGAATATAATTTTAAAACATTTGACTAAATAAGTCAACTGTTTTCTACAAATATTTTAAAATTATTTTTCGTGTGCTTAGAAAGGTTGATAAATCAATGTTTGTAGCATTCGACAAAATAAAAGAATTAGCTGATAAACAAGGTATTTCTATAAATATTTTAGAAGAAAAGTTAGGATATGGAACAAATACACTTTATCGTTTAAAAAGAAGTAATCCTAGTTCTAAGGTATTGAAAGAAATTGCTGACTATTTTGGTGTTTCTGCTGATTATCTCCTTGGAAGAACAGATAATCCACGGATTGCCAGCGATGAACAGAATGACCCTGCTGTTGATAATCTGACCCAGCAAGCGATTGTGATGTTCCGTAAGGAAACCGAAGGTCTATCAGATTCTGAAAAAGAACGATTCAATGTTGCTCTTGCGGGATTGATGAAGACAGCAAGACAACTGATTCAAGATGATTCTAATTGGAAGTAGGTGGTTTATTGAAATACCAACCATTAACAAGGGAACAGTATTTTGAATATCACGAAAAGGCTTATCAGATATTAAGCCAGATTGGAAAAGACAAAGAGAGTATTCACTATCAAGATGTCATTAGATATTTTGAACAACATTATCCAATTCTCTTTAACTTTCTTGATTACGATGAAATGAAAGAACATTTTCCAGAATTACCAGATTATCAACCAACAGATGCTGATATTAAGCATAGGGGTTTGGTTGCCAATCGGACAGTAACCTTTACTGATAAGGTTCTGTGTGAAAGCTGTGCTGGTCTGACTGTTCCAGACTTAGAGCTTGGACGATACATCATCTATATCAACCAACATACAAATACTAAGGGTCGCGTTATCTTTACTATTTTACACGAACTTAGTCATATATACTGCCACCTTAAAGATAATCAAAGTCCGTCAGTCTATATGTCTCTCATGAGTAAGAATGCAAGCGAGAAATATCCAGACGAACTTATCCCGATCGAAAAAGAAGCTGACACTGTAGCTTCAATCCTATATCTTACAGATGAACGGATCAGAAAGGCACTCACGACAAGAGAACTTTTTGAATCTATCCAACGTGAAACCCACATCAGCAAGCCTGCTCTACATAATAGATTGATGAATTACTTAATCTATAATTTACAGTATGCTGAAAGCTATGCCTTGAAGTTGGTCATGAACTATCGACAAGGTGGGGGTCAAATTTTTAATATTCTACGATTACAATAAATTTGACAATTGAAACACATCATGATACAATAGAGACAATCGAAGTGAATGCTCCCCCCTGGGAGCCCTAAAGAGCTATTGTGTCCGCACAGTAGCTCTTTTTGATTTTGAGGTAAATATGCTGACTAAACCATTCAAAACTATTGATGAACAGATTGAGATTCTAAAGTCCAGAAACCTCACTTTCCTGCATGAGCCTTCAGCCAAAAGAATATTGGCTACTGTTGGTTACTACGAACTTATCAACGGTTATAAGGATATTGGTATCGAGACAGGTGAGACTTTCAAAGATGGCTTTACATTTGAACAACTTTTCCATGTTTTTAATATGGACAAAGAAATCCGCTCAGCAGTCAATGCCGCGATACTTGAAATAGAAGCTCATCTAAGAACCGCCCTATCCTATACTGTAGCCAAACACTACACCGCAGACCAGAATATCTATCTGAACAGAGAAAACTACGAAAGAGGGGATGATAAATTTCAAACATCTCAACGAGACAAGTTATTAAAGAAATGTCATAAAATCATCAACGATGATTCTCATCCCTATAAACATTACCGAGAAAAACACAAAAACGTTCCGCCTTGGATTCTCGTAAAAGGAATGACATTTGGGAACTTGATAGCATTCTATAAACTTCAAAAAAGCCAAGTGAAATCTGAAATAGTCAGTGAATTGACAGGTATTCCAGTTGAATTAGTTTCTGACGATTTCAAGTCCCTTATTATTAACATTCTGTACTTCCTTTTAGCTTACAGAAACCGTTGTGCACACCTTGGAAGAGTCTTTAATTTTGAAACAACCAAAAATAAGATTCACTACAACAAATTATTCCATGATAGGATGAAAATAACCGAATCTGAATACAAGCAAGGAAAAGGACAATTTGGTCTAGCAACTCTTGTGTCAGCCTTATCTTGGTTTTCAACAACTGGAGAAGTTTACCAGGTAGTCACAATACTCAATTTTAAGATACAAGAAGCTATCAACAACTATCTTAAACTCTACCCAACAGACAAAGATTTTATCTACAATCAGTTAGGTGGAGATTTGATACCAATCGTATAATGAAGGAGCACTCGATGAAAAAATTACTGACAGGAACAATTACTCTATTATCTGTTGTAACACTTGTAGCGTGTTCTCAATCAAATAAAGAGACCACTACATCAACCAGTAAAGCACAAACAACACAATCAGAGACAACCACACAAGAAAAGGTTGATAACAGCCAATATGACAGCATTGTAGCTGAAATCAAGACAGCTTTGGATCCAGATAATACTGGAGAAGTCACAGTTGCAATTGAAAATAATGTTATTGATTCCGAATACCCAGACGGACATAACATTATCCAAGTCTTACTGACAGGTGAGTCGCAAAAATCAGCCAAAGAAGCTCTGGATGCGGTCTATTCAAATACTGCAACAACAGAACAAAGCAATGCTATCACATTGCTCCGTATGACTATCTCTGAACTGGCTAAAAAGTTGCCAGACGATACAACGGTGATAAATTTTGGATATGAAATCTCTGCTGATCAGTATGACTTGATTGCAAAATCATCAAAAACGCAAGACATCATTCCAGTTGGGGAGTTGATTGTAGAATAAAAAAGCCCTACGCTCAAATTTTGGCCGAGGAGAGCGTAAGGCGAATCGTACAAGAAAAATTGCCAATCTGGCAAGTCTTTTCTTGTACTCATTTTATCAGAAATGAGGTAAAAAAACAAATGGCATCAGTTAGAAAAAGGGGTAAATATTATGAGTACCGTGTTGTTTACCGCGATAGTTTAGGGGAGAGACATGAGGCGACTTGTGGCGGGTTTAAAACGAAAGCACAAGCAAGAGCAGCTGGACAAGAAAGAGAAGTCGAACTTCGAACTTCTCCCATGTCAAATAATGATGTCACTCTGCTTGACTACTACATAGCTTGGGCAGAGCTATATAAAAAACCGCATGTTGTTAAAAAAACATGGAATTCATACGAACAAACCCGAAAGCACATCAGCAAGTATTTTGGTCACATTAAACTGAAAGAGATGTCCCCTGTACGCTACCAAGAATTTTTAAACCAGTTTGGCTCCAAGTACGCACAAGACACTATTGAGCGGACACACTATCATATTAAATCAGCTGTCAAAATCGCTGTCCGTGATCAGCTCATTCCATCGAATTTCACGGAAGGGGCTGTGGTTAAATCTCAGAAAGAAAAAAAGCCAGAGGCTGAAAGTTATCTTGAAGAGGATGAATACCTCTACGTCATCTCAAAAACGCAAGAGAACCCTCAATATATTTCACACATGACACTCTATATTTTGGCGGTTAGTGGAATGAGGTTTGCTGAAGCTATGGGGTTGACTTGGGATGATATTGACTTTGAAAGACAAGTCTTTATAGTTGTTAACACCTGGGACTATTCTGACTCACAAGATTTTAGTGCTACAAAAAATGAACAATCTGTAAGAGAGATCCCCTTTAATGATAACGTCGCTAAGCATTTACTCAATTTTAAAGAGCATTACTGGAAAGAGAATGAAGAGGGTCGTATCTTATTCGGAGCATCAAATAGAGCCACAAATACCGCTCTGAAAAGAATGGTAAATAGAGATGTCCATCCACATACTTTAAGACACACATACGCTTCTTATCTCATTTTTAAGGAAGTACCAGTTGCAAGTATCTCAAAACTGCTAGGACATAAAACAATTTTGATAACTTTGAAAGTCTATGCCCACCAGTTTGAAAAGATGAAAGAAAAACACCATGCAGAAGTACGAGGTATCTTAGCAGACATTCATTAG